TTTCATTTGTACACCACCCTCTGTCCGAACCATCTGACTGAGATGTAGGTCATGAACTGTTCTATAGCACGCTCCTGGACTTCCAGTGGCGTTGGTTCACCACGGTTGTCTGTGGTCATGATCAGCAGTTGGTCGGCTTTCAATGTCGCCAACCTGCCTATCCGTACCTCAATGGGTTCTACGACCAAACCGTCAGCATCTGTGACCACAGTGATCTCGGGTGCAAAGGTGTGATAGTACAGTGTGTCGGGGTGCTCACCCATTGTATTCCTCCCCTAATGCTTCGTGAATACGGACAGCGCAATCCCAAAGGGCACTGCGATCTGCTTTGGCGGTACGCCCTAGAGGACTGTCCGCACCATGCTTGTTGATTTTCTGTGTCAGATTATCAATGGCAATGCCGACAGTTTTGTTGAGTGCCTCAAGTTCTGTGATCGTGAGGTCTAATGGGTATGTAGTTTCAGACATAGTTGTCTCCTTATTTGATTCGCCGTTCGTGGCGTTAGATAAATTATACTCGTTGTGCTTGTCCATGTAGTGGTCGTACCACCAATCTTTTGTCTTTGACATAGATCACCACGGACTTGAGTCAAGTTGATTGACTTGTCCTCTGTTCCACACATTCCACTCTGTTTCAAGAGGGCTATGTGCAACGACATCTACAGGTGTCTCCCCGAGATACTCAACATCTTGGAAATTGTTGCGAGTGAACTCGCCAGCGATGATTGCTGAACGCACGATGTCATGCGCTCTTTCATCTGTCATATCCCAAGGTAACTCAACATCGTATTCGTCAATCTCTTTCTTAGTGACACGAATACGGTATGTGCGCTTACGAGGGTCAGTGAGCAGACCGTCTTGGAACATTCCGTCAAGCATTTCCCAAATGTCGTCTTGCTTGTCAATCTCATAGTGTTCCATGATCCACTTGAAGAAAGTGTTGATGGCATGAAATTGATTTTTGTGCATGACATCATTGAAACCAATGCGGTCATTGAGAGTCCTGATCTCATGCAGTTGATTTGCCATTTCTTTCATCAAGAAATCTTGATACTCCTCGTTCTTTCCTATCTGCGCACGCAACATTGCGTTCTCAGGATATACCCCCCAAATATCAGGAGTAGTTGGCTCAGAGCCAGGAACAGGGACACATTCGTATGGAAGTGGATTGTAGTTAGTCATGATTTTTCCTTTTCTATTTGTTGTTGGTTGTTATTTCTCAGCGATGTAGCAATTGCATGCATCAGTGTCGTTGTCACAAAAGTAGCAGGTTCCACATTCGGAACATAGATCAACACTGTCATTGAGCAAATCAAAGATCACTTGCTCGTGGCAGGTGTGACATTCCCATTGAACAAGATCAGAGATATCATCTGCGTCATCGGGGTGAACCCATGCACCTTCAATGTGATCGTACATGAGATCGCCTTCTTTCCATGTGCGAGCAATGTAAGTGTCACACAGGAAATCATTGTCGTCAGCAATGTCCTCAGCAAACAAATCCTCATCGTCCCAATGGCTACGAATGTTGTACTTCTCGTAGTCACTCATAGATGTCGTCTTTGTAGGCGTGTATGAACTGCCATACGAACCATACGAGTACGATGGATACCACACCGTCTCTTTGTATGACGAGTTGCTGTACCACACACCGTCTTTCCAATGACCCAGGTGTTCGTTGATGATGTAGAACGGCTTGGCAAGATGTGAACTCGTATTGAGGAAAGCAAGTTTGCTACCGCTAGCGAACTTGCTGAGTTCATCAACACCAGCCTGCGTGTCAAGCAAATCAGCCATGTCAAACTCAGGCAACCATTCGGTAGCAAACAAGTTTGTATCGCTCTTGCCGTTCTCTGCTTTGATAGGCAACATACCGTTGTGACCCATCACCAAATCATCATTGACTTGAAATGGGTGACAATTATTAATATCTGTCGTACCATGCGTAGTGATACGCAAGTGAAAGATTGCATTGCCTTTAGGAAAACGATCACGCATATCGTAAAAGTTTCCGATGGTGTCCTCAAGATCCATACTCTTGTAAGTGTGAATCTTGTTGTTGCCGACAATGGCGAAGCCGAACCCATCGGGATTAGCGTTGCCTGCTCGGCGTAGTGATTTCTTGGAAGGCGTTGAACCGCCCTTGGCTAATATTAACAAACACATTTTGATGTGTCCTTTCTGTTTTGTTGTTGGTTTTTATTTGTTGTAGGGATAAGGATATGTCACACGCAACGAGTTGCGAGGACTTGTGGGAGGTACTCGTAGTTCTGATCGGCAAGCCACATCTTGTATGACCCCCACTGCAAGCAACCGTCAATGACTTCCTTGGCTGTCAGCAACTTGGTGTATGCGTGAACGCTATGGCAGAACTCAAGAACACCCAACACAGTCTCAGGCTTGAGTGAACCACGGAAGTAACGCAACTCAATCGTGTTACGGTTCTGAAAGTTCAGAGCCGAGTAACGGTTGTTCTGCGAGCGATTGCCCTTGCAGATTTCAACCATGTCATCGTAGCCATAGTCATTGCGGTCAGTGGTGCGACGGAACGACGCCCAACGATCACTGTCACGCCCAGCGAACTTCTTAATGAAGTCACTGTTCCGATAGTGAAACATTTGGAAACGGAACTGATGAGCACTACCAGCAAAAGATTTCTTGCTGATATGCACATGAAGCCCAGCCCCTGTGCCATTCACCGATGACCATGATGACAACGAATACTGCGATGACAACTTGGTAATTGCTTGACGAGGTAGCAACATCTTGTGTGCCTCCAAAGTGAATGGGTGCGTAACAATCTCAAACCCTGAGATTGAACCGTCCTCTTTGTTGTACAAGTATTCCTCTGGTGACTCACCCAACAAGAACGCACTTGCATCGTTGATGGTACTGCGATCTCTCGCATTTGTCTCCAACTCAAAACCAAACATTGGTTCGCTTTGAATTGCACGAGGCACACCTAAGCCACGAATTAACTGTGACTCAACAACCCAACCAAAGATAGGAGTCGGGCGATACGAGTACGACTGAATTGTTGTTAATCGTTGGTTGTCGGGATTGTAGTCAGACTCTGACCAGCAATCCTGGCAATACGGATCACCATCGTCATCACGATACGACTCGTCATCATGCACTTCCGTACCGCAATCACGACACTCGCTGTAAGTGTCATTGCAACTAGTACAACGATCAGTGTCCGTGTTGTACAACGCATAATGAAAGTAGCTGTCGCAATCATCGCAGAGGTAAACCAAATACTGATGATTCACTAACTCGTTGGTGTAATTGACATACTCCTGTTCATGACGATATGCAAAGTTCATAGTTGAACTATCCCATGTGATAGCCGCATCACGGCGGAATGTAACTAACTCGTTTTCAAGGGTTTCGTCTGTAAGTACGACACCCGTGAAGTAACAGAGTTGGATTTCCTCCTCGTCATCATCGGGAACTTCGTTGATGTTATTTGATTCAGGCATTACGCCCTCCTTTGTGATAGCCGACACGGAATGTGTTCGGCAGTGCACTACTTGAGTTGCGAACTCAACACACACACGAATGTGGTGCCACGCATGGGTAGGCATTTTGGAACTAGCGTTCCAATCTCAGAACGGGAAACCTCGCTCTGCCATGTACTCATAGATTGAATACATATGACTATGATCAGTACCTGATTCAGTCACAACACGCATACGCACATTGCGATCACCAGCACTGTTGATAGCCAACGCAACATTCACTGCGTCACCCATTAACTTGATGTGTTCCTCACACTGACCAAACCAAATCATCTTGTCGTCGTCAGAGACAAAAAGGATTTCGTATGTGTGTGGCAACACACCGAACTCTGTATTGCCGAAACTATCTTTGAGGATAGTGATGTACATGGTGACCATGCTTCCACCTAGATAAGTCGGTGCGTCACGAGACACGATGTACACATCGTGAATGAGTGGTGCTAGCACCTCAAGTTGGATTGGGTCTTTGTTTTCTAAAGCAATTCTCATCGCTTTTTTCCTTTCGTTTTGGTTTTATGTGGAACAACCCGATAGTTCGGGAAACGGTAATTGCGACGAGTTTCGTACTCGCCAACTTTCTTGCCCATCTCATAGGCAAACACGACACAGCCAACAAAAAGCAATGACGCTAGAAGTAAAAGAATGTACGGAAACATCACTTGTCCTCCAATGTGATAATGGGGCGAGAAGGATACTTGGCTTGCAACTCAGCCAACTTTGCACGACGCTCAAGAGCACGAGCCTGATTGTTCGTCAAAACAACAGACAAAATATCTCTCGCCTGCTGTAATCCTGCAATCACACTTGCGGTATCTATCTCCCGCTGTGCGACGACAGACTCAAGATGAAGCAGATAACCTGCGACATCGTAGAGTTCCTCTTGGTTGATATCCATTATGATTTACCTTTCATGTAACCGATACGGGATTGTATTCGGTAGTGCGTAGTCGGGAATTGAACCCGAACAAGCCACGCATGGCTACGCATTTTGGAACGAGCGTTCCAATTACTTATTGGCTTTGGACTTCACAATCCACTTCACTTGCGGTGCAACCCAACCATCAACCCAATCGGGTGGTTCAATGCGTTCGTGAAACGGCAACACAATCTCATACGGATCATGCACATCTGTCACCGCAATATGCTCAAAACAAGAGCAATCAAAAGACCAATGAAACAGGCATATATCGTCGTCCCAAAAATCATCGTCGTCAAGCGTGTGCTCAATGCGGGTGTAACGCATAGTGCGAACCTGAAATGCGTCGCTCTTAACACGATGCCTTTCAGTGATCAAGGCAATGGCGAAGCCCAAAGGCAACGACATTGCGAACAACATTGCAATGATATTCATTATGATTTCCTTTCAATGTGCTGACTCATCAGACCCGCAGAGCACACCTGCGGATTACGCCCGAAGGCGTTTCGTCAGTCAATAATAATTGAGCCACAAGGAACATTGCCAGGCTCAAAGTATTCGCTTTCATGAATAAGAAAGATGTCAGCACGACGAACATCAACCTTAATGTTGCTCTGATAAATCCAAGGATTAACCTTGCCATCATCACCAACCTCAAATGCCCACAAAGTGCGGACACCTTTGTTATTCACTAAGTGCCAATCAACACGCTTCATTATGATTTCCTTTCGGTTACGCCTGTATCATCAGTAGCAGTAGGCGAACTCTGCTATACGCCTCACGGCGTTTCAACTATTTGAAATTGGAACGAGCGTTCCAAATCACTTGCCAAGTGTGCCGAAAGCAAACAAGGAAGCGATCTCAGCATCGCTGACCTTGGCACGGCGCAAGATGGAAGCAAGTTCCTCCTTGCGTTGTGCGCTGAAGCGAATTGACTTCGGTTCTTTCTTTGCAACAACAGCACGGTTGCCCTGACCTGCCATGGTCTCACGCAAATGCATGATGCCCTTAAACTCAGTGACCTTGTAACCAGCGTCCTGAGCCTTGATGATGTAACCGACATACTTGCGGATCGTGTCCTCAGTATTGTCGCTAGCAACCTTGCTAGCTGCTTTTGCGTACAACGAAACATTCGGTGCACCGTTTTCCTTGCGGAAAGACTTGCGACATTCGTCGCCTGCTTTCCACCAGCCCTTGAGCGATTGCTGTTCGCCCTTGGTGATTAACAATTCGTGCGATGCGAAATCGCAGTTGATGTTCTTACTCATTTTGTTATCTCCTTTGTAATTTGGAACGGTCGTTCCAAAATGGGTTTGTGATTTGCTAACCAACAGATACCAACCATGCAACACGAACACTTGATGTCTACTCTTGCGAGCGCACTGGTGTTGTATTGCACATCTGTTACACCCTAGCGGGCACGAGAAAACAGGGTGTTGAGCAGGAACTGTTATATGGGCATATTCATGTCGTTGCGTGTCATCATGCACCCCCCAGCATAGGTGCCCGTACGCCAAAACGAGAGAAAAGATACATTGGGGTGTAGCCAAATCGTGATGATTCTATATGTTGGGGTGACTATAGTCACAGAGGACTATTTGTGATACTTTGTATTACTGTCGTCGCAGATAGGAATATGTTTTAATGTATTTTGCGGGCTGAAGTATGCTCACAGAAGTAGGTGACGCAGTTCTTGAGAACTGCTGTCCCCGCAGAGTAGTTTCCTGTAGCTAGTTCGTACGTACAAGCGACCCAATAGTACTGCTCGTTCTCAGCGACAAGGTAGCCTACTGCTGATAGTACGCATGGTTCATGTTTGGCTCCTGGTTCGTGCCAGTCGTCACCCATGCTGTAGTGATCTTCCCAAAAGATTTCTACTAGGGGTGGTATTTTGGGTGCTTTCTTTTTTACCATTTTACTTTGTCAGCCCAATAAGCCGCGCTCATTTTGCCTTTCTTAATGTTGCTGGCGTGTCGTGCTTTAAAGGATTCCCTGCGTGCCCTATAAGAAGCAGATTCTCCCGCTTTTTTAGGGGAGCCACTGACACCCTGCTGACCAAACCTAATTAACTTGACAGTGCTACCTTCTTTTGCGAGGACAGCATGCGACTTTTTGGGGTGTGACGGGGTACGTTTCGGTTTGTTGTACCCTGCAAAGGTTTCAGATCCACGTTTAATAGTCATGACTTCCCTTGTCGTCGCTCCATTTTCTTTTTAGCTGGTGTTTCTTTGGCTTCATGACGCTTCTTAGCGGCAGGTGAAGCATACTCTTTAGAACCATGCTTAGCACCAGCCATCATTTTGCCATTAGGCATACGATGCATTGCTTTCTTGGCAGCCATTACTTGACTGCTCTATCACCATAAATAGTGACAGTTGCAGTGCCACTAGTATAAGGAGTCATTTTAACTCTAAAGAACGGAACCCTAAGTTGACTAGAAGTTTTCATAATACAGTTACTAGTCCAAGTGGTTGCTAATGTTGCAGCAGATGTTTGCCCTGAGTTAATCATAGCATTTGAAAACCAGTTTGTTCCATCCAAAGAAATCTCGGAAGTAATAGTTCCAACCCATGTACCAGTGGTTTGAACTATAATTAAATCTACTCCTGACCCACCTACGGCTAATGTATCATTAGCGGCACCCAAAGTGCCTGTTGTTATTGATGGTGCAATCATATTGACTCCTGTCGTCGCAACTTGTTTCTAGGTCACTAGATCCGTCCCGCCCCTGCGGTAGGAACGGATTACTTGGTGGCCCCTAACCTAAGCGTTACCCGTTACATACCTAAACAGGTAACGAAGTTGCCTGTATTTTGATGGGACTTGAAGAAAATGTTTTGGATTCGCGCCAAGAAGCGTATATCGGTTGGTTGTGTACACCACCTTCTGAAAGGACACCTACGTCCAAAGAAAAGTACGCTGACTCTATCGGGGTCAATATTAGTACTTTACGGCGTTGGGAAAAGAAAGATGTTTTTCGTAAAGAATGGCAGTCCAAGGTTGATGATGTACAGGGTTCTCCTGAGCGTTCTCAGCGTCTGCTGGACACTCTGTATGAGAAGGCGTTGGGCGGCGACATCAAAGCTGCCCAGTTGTACTTGCAAGCTACAAACAGAATGGCTCCCCCAACCCTCACCGTCAAATCTGAGACAAATATCGGTCAGTTGTCAGACAAGGAACTTGAAGATCTAATTTCTGCTGTTGCGTCACAGGAAAAAGAATCTCGCAAACTTCGTGTGGTATGAGCGAACTAATTGAATGCCCTGTTTGTGGTGAAGAGTATCCACCACTAGCTTGTAAGTGGCAATGTCCCGCCTGTGGCGAATTGGATGATGAGCCTCTTAAGATGAGGAACAATGGATCTGAATGAACTACTCAATGAACGTGAGTGGCGTAAATGTAAAGGACCTCAAGACGGTTCAATTGACGACCTCGTGGATGCCTTTGAGCACTTCTGTACCAACTATTGGTATATCAAACATCCTGAGCGAGGACGGATACCTTTTGAGATGCGAGAAGCTCAGATTGAAACAATCCGAGCATGGCTGTCTAACCGTTACAGTGTGGTTCTAAAAGCACGACAAATCGGTTTCTCTACTCTTGGTGCTGCATACGCTTTTTGGTTGACGTTTTTTTGGCAGGATCGCTTTGTTGTCATGTTGTCTCGTACTGAACGCGAAGCCGCAAAGTTGCTACAGAAATCTAAGTATGGGTTTAAGTTCATTCCTCAGTGGATGAAAGAACGTGGCCCTCAGATCACTTCTGATAACCAGTTAAAAATGACTTTCTCGAATGAGTCTGCGATTGAATCATTACCATCGGGCAATGATCCTGCTCGTGGTGAATCCGTGTATCTTGTTATTGTTGACGAGATGGCATTCCTACCCAACTCTGAGGAAGCGTGGGCTTCTATTGAGCCGATTGCTGACGTTGGTGGTCGTGTTATCTGTTTATCCACAGCCAACGGTTCAGGTAACTTCTTTCACCACCTTTGGACTGGTTCGCAAACAGGGGCAAACCTTTTTAAAGGTATTTTTTGGCCTTGGTCTGCTGGCGACCGTGACGAGGACTGGTACGAATCTAAATGCAAAACTATGCCTGGATGGCAGTTACACCAAGAATATCCTCGTACCCCCGAAGAAGCATTTATTAAGTCAGGTAATCCTGTCTTTGATATAGATCTATTGGATTCTTTAGAAACTATTGAACCTGCTCGCGGATATTTGCATACTATTTCTAAAAAGAACTGTGATTTCAGAATAGTACCTGAAGGCGAGTTCGCTATTTGGGAATACCCCAAACCCGAAGGTGTATATGTTGTCGGCGCTGACGTTGCTGAAGGTTTAGTACACGGCGACTACTCTACCGCACATATTATTGAGGCTAGATCGTTAGAAGTTGTAGGACACTGGCATGGTCATATTGAACCTGACCTTTTTGGTGACCTTCTTGCCGAAATAGGCTGGTGGTTTAACGGTGCTCTTGTAGGTGTAGAAAATAACAACCACGGTCTAACTACTCTGAAAGCTTTACAACGATATGGTTACAAAAATATTTACCGCACTCGCAGATTACAGCAACGTCGCCCTGAGGCGACTGAACAGTTGGGTTGGCGTACTACGACAGCCACAAAACCTTTGGCTATTGACGAACTTTCTGCTTCTATCCGTGACTCTGAGCTTGCTTTGTTTGATAGCCACACTATTGCAGAATTAAGAACATTCGTCCGTGACCCTAACGGCAAAATGCATGGTTCACCCCATGACGACCGTGTAATGTCCCTGGCTATCACATATCAAATGTTAAAATATGTGTGGTTGCCCGAATATCGTACCGAAGCCCCTATACCTAAATATAGTTTGCATTGGTTTGAACGATTTGTTATGAGTGAAGATCATGGCACAGATCCCATACCTATCGGCGCATATAACACTAGAAACAACAGGTAACGAACCATTCTTAATGTGATGGGATCTATTAACTGCACAGAATGTTCAAAATTGTTCTCCTTTGACGTACTTCCGCGTAGAGGCGCGGTATGTTTTGCATGCCACCTAAAAGGGATTCGTCTAGGGTTTGCGCATGGCAAAGAGGACTTTCATGGCCCGACTATTAAACAACGTCAAGATGAGCAGATGAGGCAAGCCACACAAGCTGGGATTAAAGCCGAACCTGTTGGGACCCGTTGGGTCTAACATGTATTGGATCACCCCTATTGTCGTCGCACTTATTGGTGGTCCTCTAATGTTGGCTTTAAAAAGATTTGACGCTCGCAATACTAAAGAACACGGTGAGAACTATAAAGTTCTTCGCCGTATTGAAGATAAAGTTGACCACATAGATGATCGTTTGGACGATCATGTTGAATACCACTTGAAAGAGGGATTATGAAATATTCAGAATCAGCCAAGAAAGCAGTCGCAACATTCGTGTTTGCCTCAACAGGTATTCTTGTAGGTGGTGCTGTAGGTGGTTTAGAAATTTGGAAAACTGCCTTATGGACTGGTGTTGGCGCACTCATCAACTTTGTTTATCGTGCTTCTGAAGAGTACATCAATAGCATTGATGGTGAATAGTAATGGCGCGTCAAACGCATTCAGAAACTCTTAGCAAATATAAGCAGAAGATTGCTACGACAAAACGGTGGCGTCGTGAAGAAGATTATGACGATCTTTGGCGTCGCTTAATTGACTTGTATCGAGGTAAGCAGTATGAGGACATTTCTCCTGAAGATCGTTTGCTTGTCAATATTTCATTCTCTACCGTAAACGTTATTGCTCCTAGCGTTGCTGTTAACTATCCCAAGATCGCTGTTAACGCTCGTCGTCCCGATGACGCACCTAAAGCAATTATTACTGAGGCTGTTATTAACTACTGGTGGAAGCACTATAAAGTGCGTCCTGAGTTCCGTAGGGCTGTAAAAGACTTTCTTGTTGTTGGTCACGGCTGGCTTAAATGTGGTTATCGTTATGTGGAAGAGGAAAGCATCTCTGAAGAAGGAGATCAATCTGATGCACAGGTAGAAGGCAACGAGATTACGCCTACTATTATTGTTACTGAGGATCGTCCTTTTGTTGAGCGTGTATCACCATTTGATGTGTTCGTTGATCCTGACGCTACGTCCATGCAGGACGCGCGTTGGATTGCCCAGCGTATTCGTCGTACGCTTACTGAAGTTAAATCGGATAAGCGATACTCACGCGCGGCGCGCGAGAGCATCAATGCTACTTCTTGGGGTCGCTATAACGAAGATCCAGGCAAACGTCAAATTCAAGATACGCAAGAAGGATATGTTGAAGTTTGGGAATTCTACGACATCGTTAAAAAGACGATGTCTGTGTTCTGCGATGGTGGCGACCAGTATTTAGTTAAGCCTATGGATATGCCGTATGCGTTTGGTCATCCTTTTGTAATGATCCGCAACTACGATATTCCTGACTACTTCTATCCTATGGGTGATCTTGAGGCTATTGAGCCGCTTCAACGAGAGTTGAATGCGACTCGTACTCAAATGATGAATCACCGTAAACGGTATTCACGTAAGTATCTGTATAAAGAATCAGCGTTTGATGCTGATGGCCGTGACGCTCTTGAATCAGATTACGACAACGTAATGGTTCCAGTTAATGGTGACGAGAACCTTGCTAACGTTGTTGCTCCTTTCCCTGCTGTTATGACTCCTCCCGAGTTCTATCGTCAGTCAGACATCATTGAAAGTGACATTCAAACTGTTTCGGGTGTATCCGAGTATCAACGTGGTGGTGTTCCCGAGATTCGTCGCACAGCGACAGAAGCGGCTATTGTGCAGGACGCGGCTAACGCTCGTGCGGCTGACAAGTTGGCTACCATTGAGGGTGCTATTGCCGAAGTTGCTTTGCGTCTTGTTAGTTTGGCGCAGCAATTTATGACTGGCGAACAAGTTGCTCGTATTGTTGGTAAAGATGGTGAACCTTTGTGGGTTACTTTTGATGCTGATTATATTGCTGGTGAGTTTGACTTTGAAGTTGAAGCTGGTTCTACGGCACCTAGTAATGAGTCGTTCCGACGACAGATGGCTTTGCAACTTGTAGATGCCATGGCCCCATTTGCTGGTATGGGTATTGTGAACATGCCAGCATTGGCTGGACATGTTCTACAGTTTGGTTTCGGTATTAAGAACCCTGATCAGTTTATTCAAGAAGCGCCATCACCTATGGCTCCTCCTGAACAGGGTGGTATGCCTCCTGAAAGTGCGCCTATGCCTCCCGAGCAAGGTATGTTGCCTCCTGGTGGCGCACCCATGCCTCCTACTAATCTTGGTGCTATGGGGCCGATGCCTCAAGGTACTGAAGCGTTGTCAGGTGTTGATCCTGCGGTACTTGCTGCTTTGTCGCAGCGTATGGGTATGCAATTACCTAACACTTAATGTAACGCACTATTCCTATATGTAGAGCAACCGTGTGGACTCTAAAGGAGAAACAAAGTGTCTGACACTTTTACAAATGACTCAGAATTCGACCCCACAGATGATGGACAAGTTGAAGGGATGGGTGAAGCAGAAGAATTTGATGCACCACTTTTAGATATTGACGAATACAGTGATCATTATATTACTGTTAAAGTTGATGGAGAAGATGTTCGTGTACCTCTTTCGGAAGCAATTGCTGGTTATTCACGTCAAGCGGACTATACCCGTAAGACTCAAGAACTAGCATCACAGAAGCAGGAACTTCAATGGGCTTCTGCCATTAGGCAGGCATTGGAAAACGACCCTGCTGGAACTATTGATTTGTTAACTAGCCATTATGGTGTGACTCGCAAAGAGGCACAGCGTATGGTTGATGATGACTATTTCATGGATGAATTCCAGCAAGACGACCCAGTGGATAAGCGTCTGCAAGAGATTGATAAACGCGTCAGCGCGTTTGAGCAGATGCAAGCACAACAGAGGCTTGAAGAGGAAATCCAGCGACTGCAAAACACTTATGGTGAAGATTTCAACCCTCAAGAAGTAGTGGCCGCCGCGCTCGCGCAAGGCAACACTAACCTTGAAGCTGTCTTTAAGCAGGTAGCTTTTGATCGCGTTAGAACATCCAAGAAGGCAGAACCTTCTCGTGATACTAAGGCTGTTGAAAGTAAACGTAATGCGTCTGTCGTTTCAGGCGCATCGTCTGCTAAGGCTGGCAAGGATGCAGTCGGCACCGTCCGTTCAATTTCTGATGCCTGGAACTCTGCAAAGAGAACTCACGGCATCTCCTAACCCTATAAAGGAACTATCATGGCAGGTAATGCTAACTTTGACGCACTTCTATCCACAACGATTGCGAACTATCGCAAGACCCTCACTGACAACGTGTTCTCGGCACGTCCTTTGACCTATCATTTGATGGACAAAGGCCGTATCCGCATGTTGAATGGTGGAACTAAGATTGTTGAACCATTGATTTATGGTGAATCATCTACTGTTGCACCTTACAGTGGCTACGACACATTGGCTTTGACTCCTCAAGAAGGAATGTCGGCTGCTGAGTTTGATTGGAAGCAGTACGCTGTTTCTATCGCTATCAGCGGTATTGAAGAAGCCAAGAACAATGGTGAGCAGGCTATCCTTAACCTTCTTGAAGCCAAGATTATGCAGGCTGAAGAATCAATGAAGGAAGGCTTCAACCGTATGTTCTTCGGTGATGGTACTGACACTCTTGGTGCTAGTGGCGCTAACAGCGGTAAGTCTTGGAACGGTCTTGCTAACTTGATTGAATCAGGTAACACTGTTGGTGGAATTAACTCGGCTAACAGCCAGGGTAATGACTGGTGGCGTTCATATGAAGATAACACTGCTGGTGCTTTGACACTTGCTCAGATGACGACTGCCTATAACACTGTTAGTGTTGGTAACGATCATCCTGACATGGTTCTTACCACTCAGACATTGTTTGAAAAGTATGAGTCGTTGCTTCAGCCGCAACTTCGCTACACTGACACTAAGACTGCTGATGCAGGCTTCCAAAACCTTTTGTTCAAGGCTGCTCCTGTTGCTTATGACGTTC